TGATTATCCTGAGTCGGTTAAGAATAATGCAAAGAACGCTCTTAAATGGGCAGAAGAAAACGGATGGGGTTCGTGTGGTACTCCTGTCGGTAAAATCCGAGCTAATCAGTTAGCTAACGGAGAGCCTATCTCATTAGAGACTATTAAGCGGATGTATTCTTTCCTTAGTAGGCACGAAGCTAACGCAGATAAGTCTAAAGGTTACGGAGATGGATGCGGTCAGTTGATGTACGATGCGTGGGGTGGTAAATCTGCTTTAAGTTGGGCAGAGTCTAAGATTCGCCAATCCGAGAAAATGAGTTTCGAGATTCAGGATGAAGAGGAAAGAATTATCTCTGGTCCTTTGATGTTAGCTGATACGCCTATCTACCGATACGATTCAAGCGGCGAATACTACGTCGTATTCACCGCAGACACTATCAAGAAAATCGCTCAGAAATACTTTAAGAAGGGATATCAGTCGAATGTAAATCTGATGCACGATAACGGAATGACAGTCGAAGGAGTAACAATGTTTGAGAGTTGGATAGTCGATGAAAAGCGAGGGATCAAAGCGATGAAGGGATTTGAAGATGTAAAGGATGGTTCTTGGTTCGGTTCGTTCAAAGTCGAGAATGAGGATGTCTGGGAACTCGTTAAAGAAGGTAAACTGAAAGGATTCTCCGTTGAGGGAGTCTTTAACTATTCGAAGAGCGGAATAAGTAATCCACAGAAAATGATGCAGGATATTATTGATATCTTACATCAAGTATCTTAGTAGTCTCATAGCGTTTAGTTTTTGGTTAAAATCGGGGGGCGTTTCTACGCTCCCCTTTTCTATGTGGTAACATTCAGCACCTTATCCTATTTATGGTTAAATTATTTTATGACCCCTTTAGAAGCACTCTTGCAAATCAAGCAGATGTTCGCTGAAATGCCTCAGCCTGTGCAAGCACAAGAGATAGAGGTATCAATCGAGCCTGCTGCTCCTGAGTACAAAGAATATGTACTCAAGAACGGAGCTAAGATCAAGATGGATAAGCTCGAAGTCGGTGGTAAGGTTATGCTCGTAGATGATGCAGGTCAAGAAAGTCCTGCTCCTGCTGGCGAACACGAACTCGCTGATGGAATGGTTATCGTACTTGATGAGAATTCTGTGATTACTGAAATCAAACAACCTGAAGCTGCTCCTGTTGAAGAAGTAGTAGATGAAGAGTTGAGTAAGAAAATCGCAGAGATGGAAGCTCAAATCGAGGATATGAAGAAGGGCAAAAAAGCACAAGAAGTTAAGATGGCAGAAGCAGAAGCAAAGTTTTCGGCTGCTATCAAAGAACTTACTGATGTTGTTTTGCAACTGATTCAGACTCCTTCTGCCGATGCTACCGAGAAACCTAAGCAAACATTCAACAAAGTAGTACCGAGCAAAGACTCTCGGATTGATTATTTTTTGAGTAAATACGCAGGAAAATAAAAATTAAAATCTAAAATTTACAACAATGGCTTTTGATGTATCAGCACTCGCAAATTATACCAAAGAGAATGAGGCACTCTTGGTAACCAGTTCTGTACTGGGTGCAAAAACCGCCAATCTTATTAAGGCTCAAGGTAACGTAATGGTAGGAGTTAAATCCTCTGAGAAAATCAACATTATGGATACCGACGCTATCTTTCAAGCAGGTGGTACTTGCGGATTCAACGCAAGCGGTACTACTACTTTCACACAACGTACTGTGACTGTTGGTAAGATCAAAGTAAACGAGTCTCTGTGTCCTAAATCTCTTGAGAGCAAGTATCTGCAAAAGGCTCTTCCTGAAGGAAGCCGTTACGATTCTATCGCTTTCGCTGCTGAATATACAGACAAGAAAGCTGCTCGTATCGCTGCTCAACTTGAGACTGCTATCTGGCAAGGTGATACCGCTTCAGTTAACGTAAACCTGAACAAGTTCGATGGTTTTGTTAAGCTGATTGGTACTTCTGCCGTTGAAGCTAACAACACTACATACTACGGAACTCCTGCTACTTCTATCACTTCTGCTAACGTGGTAGCTATCGTAGATGCTCTGTACAAGGCTATCCCTGCTCAGGTTGTAGCTAAAGATGATATGACAATCTTTATGTCTCAGGATGTATTCCGCACTTATACCATCGCTCTGAAGAACGCTAATATGTTCAACTATAGCTTCGATGGTAAAGCTGATAGCGAGTTCATCCTGCCAGGTACTTCTATCAAAGTAGTAGCTACTCCAGGTCTGAATAGCGTAAGCAAACTCTACGCTATGCGTTTAAGCAATGCTTTCCTCGGAACTGACCTTTTGGGAGAAGAAGAGAGATTTTCTCTCTTTAATGCAATCGAAGCAGATGAAGTGCGTTTTGTAGCTGAGTTCAAACTCGGTGTAAACGTAGCCTTCCTCGATGAGGTTGCTTCTTTCATCATCTAATAAATCGGGGAGGGTAAAACCTCCCCACTTTTTAACTTAATAAATTCAATAATATGCCTTGTGCTTTAACTCAGGGATACACCTTAGATTGTAAGGATAGTTTGGGCGGTATCAAAGCGGTTTGGATGATTGAGTCAGGTAACGTGACTGCAATTACCGAAGCTTCTGGTATCGTTTCTGCTATCACAAAATCAGCAGGTAAGGTATTCCGTAAATATGAGTTAGTTAAGAACACAGGTGCTTTGACTGAGACTATTACTGCTTCCGTAGAAAACGGAACAGTATTCTACGCTCAGGAACTCAGCATCGTTCTTAATAAACTCCAAGCGAATACTCGTAATGAGATTCTGCTTCTCGCTCAGAACACTTTGTTGGTTGTTGTTCAAGATGCTAACGACAAGTATTGGCTCTTGGGTCGCACACAGGGTTGTGATGTAACAGGCGGTACTGCTGCAACAGGTACTGCTCAGGGAGATCGTAGTGGTTACACTTTGACTATCACAGGTGCTGAGAAACAACTCGCTCCTGAGGTTGCAAGTGGTATCATTGCAGGTCTGACTACTTAATGCTTTCGTGGCTCGTTATAGGTAGGTAGATAAGCCCTCACTTCGGTGGGGGTTTTTCTTTTTGGGAAAAAAACAGAATTTATCTATTTAGTAGTATGATTCACTTTACTAAGAACTCTACTTCTACGATTATACTGACTCTGACCGAGAAGCAGACTCTTACTACTCCGAACTATTTGTTTTGGTTTAAGAGTCGTGGTACTAATCAGATAGTAACTTTTGTGGTCCTAAACGCAGGAGATTTGAGTCCGCACAAAGAAAGATATAACGAGTTCGATATAGTTGTGAATACTCACTTCGAGGATTCTCCAGAAGGGGATTGGGAATATAAGATTTACGAGCAGACATCTACTACTAATACTGATCCCGATTTAGCGACAGGACTTGTAGAAGATGGAATTATGCGACTGAATAACTTGAGTAATCTTCTGAATGTAAATGTTTACAATAACGTGTACTTAAATAACTAAGATGAATCCTGAAGCTTTGATAATTAGCGATGAGAATTTCGATGGGTTCATTAAGCATAACCCCGATAACGGATTTGTAGTTCGTGCTACTCAGCCTTCAGGGTTTACTATCTTGAATACGAATAGTTCTTTCAATGTTTATAGCGATGTAGATAATTCCTTTACATCTTACAATACAGATAATACTTATACAACTTTATGATGGACAACATTGTGATATTAAGTTTCGCTGAGGCGAAGCAGCCTGAGTACCGAGAGAAAAAGGGTGTGGGGTATATTGAGTTTGGTGATAAGAATGATTATCCTACTTATCTCTTGGGTCTTTACAATAAGAGTGCGAAGCATAATGCTATCGTGCGAGGTAAAGTTAACTACATCATCGGGAATGGTTGGCAAAGTGATGAGGTAGATGCTCAGGCACAATTATTCATCAAAGCTCCGAATCCTTACGAGAGCCTTATCGATATTACTCGCAAAGTATCGAGTGATGTTGAGATTTTCGGAGGTGCTTACTTGGAAGTTATTTGGAGTAAGGTCGGTGGGTTATTGGCTGAGATTTGCCACATCGACTACACTAAGATTCGTTCTAATAAAGATAATACGCAGTTCTGGTATAAACAGGATTGGTCAGATAGAAAAGAAGAGGCGAAGGTTATTCCTGCTTACAATACTCAGAACCGAGTAGGTAAGCAGATTATGTACATTAAAGAGTACCGCCCAGGTTTGGATACCTACGCACTCCCTGGCTATATGGGTTCTCTGAATTACATCGAGAGTGATGTTGAGGTATCTAAGCACGTTTTAGGTAACGCACAAACAGGGTTTTCTGCAAGTAAACTTATCACCCTTCCTAACGGAGAGCCTTCTCCCGATGAGAAAAGAAACATCGAGCGTAGGTTTACGGATCGCTTCAGCGGTTCTGATGGTAAGAAATTTATTCTCTCTTTCGTACAAGATTCAGCACGTAAGCCGATAGTTGAAGATTTAGGAGCGAGTGATTTGACTAAAGAAGATTTCGGTCGTGTCGATGAGATGATTCAGCAGAACATTTTTGCAGGGCATCAGATTACTGCTCCTGATTTGTTCGGTATCTCTACTCCTGGTGCTTTAGGTTCAC